CTTCCGATCTCCTCAGTGAAGTAAAAACGCCAAAATGCACGGATTAGACGACGCCCAATTCCTACAACAAAAAGCCCATAACAAAAGAGTATCAGAATTTAGAAATTCAAGCAATTCCGCAATAAATGTGACCATCGTACTTAAGTACACGAACGGGGTAGTACAGATTTACACATGGCAGGGAACCGAGATTGTAGCCGGCAAGTTGGAGCGACAGCTGATGAAATTCCCCAACTATATGAACCCAGATAAGTATGGAAGGACTGAATGGCCAGGTGAAGGATTGGAACATCAACACGGCTTAATAAGATCAAACGGTGGAAATGGATCGTACGATATCGGAGCAGGTGACCCTTATGCTATGCAGTTTATTGTTCAAGGTAATGTCGACTGGAATGCCACAAGGTTGCGGTTCTTCTCTGCTGATTGTAGCAGGTGGTTACCGGACGACCAAGGTGGTGCTTCAGCACGTGATGGACTTTTGAATTCAGCTGAAGATATAATCAATTCAAAGATGCAACCTTTGTACTATTGTGACCGGATGGCAGGCAAATCGTACTATGTGAGATTTGACGACAAATACGCACCAAGATTCCCATCAATCGGATTTGAAGTATATAGATACCGTGTCGGAGCAACAAATGAAGCGACAGGTGAAAGCGCCAGAACTGCAATCGCATCCCTACATTCGTTCCCAACGTTCTCAAGTGTGTACGTGAATGAGAAGACAGCTATAGAGCAATATTTCCAACCAAGGGAATTAGTATATCAGAATAGTTACGGAATGACGGTTTAATCTAGCGAGGCGCCTAAGGATCGACTCGTCACCGAGACTAGGTTTACTTCATAGCGCTGTCACACGTTCAGAGGTCGGAGA